GCATCAAAGCCTTGAGTACGTGCAGTATTCAATGCTGCCGTGGTTTTCCCGGTGGGAGCAGCATATCAACCTGAAATGCTTAACGAAAGAAAAGCGAAATCAAGGCTACTACGTTGAATTCATGGTTGATTACCTGCTTCGTGGCGATAGCAAGAGCCGTGCTGAGGTGTACCGTACAATGCGGCAAAATGGAGCTCTGAACGCTGACGAATGGCGGGAAAAGGAAAACATGAATAAATTGCCCGACGGTCAAGGTGAGCATTATCTTGTCAATGGCAATATGATTTCTTTGGACACAGCGGCCAAACAAGAAGCCAAAACAACCCGCGTAAACGCGGCGACAGAATAGGAAGGGGGAATGGTATTTGTTATCGGTTATTGAAAAATTTAAGCTTGAAAACAAGGGTAAGCTGGAGCTTCCGCAAATTGAACTGCGGAAGCAATTTTATTTAAGCGGGGAAAAATCCGCAAAAGAAACCGAGGACGGATTGGAGTTGAATTTTATAATCTCCACCGCAACGGTTGACAGGGATCAGGACACAATAGCGGTCGATGGCTGGGAGCTTGAAAATTATAACAAAAATCCGGTTGTCTTGTGGGCGCACGATTCCCGACGGCCTCCGGTCGCCCGGTCACTAAGCACGTGGGTACAAGATGGAGCGTTGAAATCGGCGGCGCAATTCATGACCAAAGATTTGTCCAGTTTCGGGCATTCGGTGGGCCAGATGTATGCAAAAGGCTTTCTAAATGCCATTTCGGTCGGATTTCGTTCCCAGGAGGCAAAATGGGCAGTGGATGAAGAAAACCGGCCATGGGGAATTGACTATTTCAAGCAAGAACTTTTGGAATACTCTTGCGTCCCCGTCCCAGCTAACCCCGAAGCCCTGATAGACGCAAAAACAGCCGGGATCGATATGGAGCCTATGCTTGGGTGGGTAATCGAATGCCTTGACACTGGTGACGGCATACCGCAAGAAACCGCAGAAAAGATATACGGCATTTTACAAACGAAAAGCACGTTTGTGGTGCCTAAATCGGAAATAGTCACGCCCGAGACAGCCGGAAAAGCTCTTTCACAGGTCGAAAGACAAATACAAATCAACGAAAACAGGAGGAAGTATCATGAATTTTAAAGAAATGCTTGCAAAAGCACGCAAGAAGTACGAGGAGAAGTTGGCAGCGCAAAAGAGCCTGTATCAGCTGACAATTGATGAAGCCAGGGAATTGACGGAAGAGGAAACGAAGAGTTTTGATGACATGCAAAAAGAAATGGATGCATTGGCAACCGAAATGAAACGGCTGGAGAGCGTAATTGTCGCCGACGGCTTTATGGGCGAAGAGGCTGACCCAGCAACCGCGAAAACGCTCCCTGTATCTTTCGAGACTCAAGGCGAGAAGAAGGATGACGGCGGTTTTAAATCCATCGGTGAGTTTATCCACGCCGTCCGTTTCGGAGACAAAAGTGGTCGGTTGGAAGCTTTGCAAAAAGAACTTGAGCAGAAGGACGCCAGCCCTACAAGTATGGATGAATTTGGTTTTATGATGCCTCCGGCATTGCATGACCAAATCATGCAGCTACCAACACCGACAAATATTGTTCGTCCTCGTGCCATGGTTCTGCCTGCCGGTAGTCCTCCGGATAGCTCAATTGTCATTCCAGCTCTTGACCAGACCGGCGATGCTGGGAATATCTTTGGCGGCGTCGAGGTAAGTTGGATCGAAGAAGGTGAGTTCAAGCCGGAAACTAATATCAAACTTACATCTATCACCATCACGCCGTATGAGCTGGCAGCCTCCATGCGCGTAACCGACAAGGCGCTCAGAAACTTTACGGCATTGTCTCCGCTTATTACCCGGAATTTGGGCGGCGCACTGTTGGATGCAGAGGACCTGGCATTTATTAGCGGCCATGGTGACGAAGGTTTGACAGGCACCGATAAAAAGCAGCCGCTTGGAGTCCTGAAAAGCACAGCCTTGGTCAAAATAAAACGTGAGGTCGCTAACCAGATATCCTATCCGGATATCATCAAGATGGAAAAACAAATGCTGCCAAACTCCAGGGCTAATGCTGTATGGATAATAGACAACAGCCGGTTTGACCAAATCCAGCTCTTGCAAGACCCGAGCGGCAAGTACATCTTCGGTACTGGTGACGCCACCCAAGGCCGCCCGGACACTCTGCGAGGCCGTCCGATAGTATGGACCGACAAGGTTGCATCCGGCGGCACTGTGCCAGCGGTGGCCGATATTGGTCTGTACGATCTTGGATATTACGTCATTAAGGACGGCTTTGGCCCTGTTATTCAGGCGTCGCCACATCCATATTTCCAGAATAACGTTACGGTTATCAAGATATTCACCAACGTTGGCGGCAAGCCCTGGCTGAAAAAAGCTTTGAAACTTCGCAACGGCATGGAAGTATCACCGTTTGTGGTGCTTGACATCCCGAAAGCCTAATAGGAGGTGTGCCGAAGCATGGATATGTTAATTACATCTGATTTTTATCTTGATGATAAATTAATCAAAAAGGGCGATGTGCTGGTGGATATTGACGAGGAAACGGCTGAGAGGATTTTGCGTATAAAGGCCGGCAAAGTAAAACCTGCCGAGCCAGCGCAGGGACCCGAGCCCGAACTAGCAACAGCGCAGGAACCACCCGCTGAACCGAAGGAGGAAACGCAAAATGTCAAATCCTCTAAATCTAAGTCTAGTAAAAAATCAACTGAGAGTTGACGGCGATCATGACGATACGCTCCTGGAGTCCTACATTAAGGCTGCTGTGTCTTTTGCCGAGGGCTTTCAATGTCGGGATTACACCGGCGAGGAGCCCGAAGAAATGAACGAACGGACAATACAGGGGTTGCTCTTGCTTATCAGTTATTGGTATGACAGCCGGGACGGCGTAAGCCGTGCCCAGGCTGCGGCCAATAGCACGGACCCAGCCCTGGCAGCGGTGGAAAATCTCTTGTACTACGATAAGGTGGTGCATATATGAGAGCTGGCGAAATGCGCGAACGTATCAAAATCTATACTGTTCCCGATCCTGACGGTCCCACAGTAGACTTGGACGCCGAGGGCGATCTGTATGATGAGATATGGACGAAACGCGAGGATAAGGTAACAGAGGAGCGCTGGGGGGTACTGGCGCAAAATGCCATCCGGAAAAAGCAGTTTATTATTCGTTGGCGGGATGATCTGAACGAGAGCATGAAAATCAAGTTTAAGAGCGGCACTTTTGATATTTTAGCGATCGCTGACCTAGATAATACCAACCAGTGGACGATTATGCTTGCAGAGGAGGTGGTCAATAGTGGGTATTAATATGAGGTGTGACGAAAGGGATAAGCTGGCGCTAAACGAGTTTCTAGGCGAAATTATTGCAAAGACCGAGGAGGCCAAAGTGAAGTGCTTAAAAGCAGCCGGCGAGGCAACAAAAAACGCAGTCTCTCAAAGCGTCAAATGCTCCAATATAACCGATCCTGATCACGTCCATATAGCTGATGATGTGCAGATGTCGCTTGTCGCAGATACCGAGTTAGGCGGGAAAAAGGCAAAAATCAAGGGCGGCAAGAAAACGGGTACGCTGTGGCACATCGTAAATGACGGCACGTACAGAAGCAAAGCAACGCACTTTATGGATAAGGCAATGCAGAAGGTTGAGTCCGAAATGGATGCAATCATAGAGATGTCTTGTCGTGACATAGGAGGCTGACATGGATATCGTTGAAAAAACAGCCGAATATTTATCACCTCTAAACGTACCTTGCGCCTATTTGATGAGGCCAAAAGAAAGCCTGTGCGTTTCTTATCATTTTTTTAACGAAGACGGCGAGTTATACGGTGATGGCTTACCTATAATCAGCGGAGGCAGCCTCCAAATAGACATCTTTGGAAAAAAGACAGTAGCTGTGCGCAAGCTGCGAAAACAGGCGATTGACCTGCTAACAAAACAAAATGAGATATTGTTTGTGAAAACAACCCCTGACGATATGAGTTACGAGGATGATGTGAAGCTCTATCATCAGGTGGTTGTTTTTTATTTTTACTATGAGGAGGTAAATTGATATGGCTGGATATAGGATAAATATTCGGGATTTGGTATATGCTGTTTTCGATTTTGAAGACGATGTAAACGCCGCACCTGCGTACGAAGACATTCAAAAGGTGCCGGGAACTATGGAAATAGGCATGGCACCGCGCGTGGCTGAGGGCGATCTTCATGGCGATGGCGTGCTAGTTGAAAGTCTGCGGCAAATAATCGGATATGATTTGACTGTTAGCCTTAACAAGCTATCACTGGCTGACCGCGCGAAATGGCTGGGTCATGAAATTGTTGAGGGGGTGCTGGTTGAGACATCTAGTGATGTCGCCCCATTTCTAGCACTTGGATTCACAGTGGATTTGACTGGCGGAGGCAGGGAGGTATTATGGTTTCCTAAGTGCAAGCCGAGCCCCATAAGTAATACTATTCAGCAAAAAACGGATGCAATAAATTACAGCACTGACAGCCTGACAGTGGTCGCTATGCCGCGAAGAAGTGATGGCCGTCTAAAGTATTATGGAGACACTACTGCAAAGGATTTTACTGACACGATGGCCGACACCTTTTTTGCTAAGGTGCCAGGAAGCCAAGCTGTAGGAGGGTGAGTTTGATATGCCGAAAGAAATTAAAATCACTCCTGTCGAACCGCTCATAATAACCAACAGCGCGACCGGCGTAAAACGCAAGGCGGTTTTTAATACACACTCCTTGCTTATCCTATCGGAAACTTACGGGGATTTGCTAACGCTGCAAAAGGAGTACAAGAATAAGCCTTTTCAATATGCTTCAATGCTTCTTTTTTCTGCCATGAAAGCGGCTGGCGAGGATGTTGAAGAGGCTGAGGTAGAAGGGCTTGTGCTTGGTGGTGGTATCTCCCTGGTAAACGCTATCACCGTGGAGGCTTATGAGAATTTCGAGGGCTTGGTTGACGATGATGAGGTCAAAAAAAAACTGACACTGATAATGGCTCGACAGATGAAGGGGCAAACGAGGGACCACAAGAAGAAGAAAAAATAGACTGGTGGCTCATTTACTATGTTTATTGTGTGGAAATGAGGCGATCCGAGGCTGAGTTTTTTGCAAATCGGCTAAATAAGAATATCCATATGGTTGAAATTTTTCAACAACGGCAACAGGCCCAGCAACAAGAGCTAGGGTCTATTTTTGGCGCTTTTTCCGGAGTTCCCAGCTGCATACCCCAGTCTTCCGTGCAGGGACAACCGATCCAGACGGTAAATAGCCTAAAGTCAATAAAAGGCTTCTTGTAAAGGAGGTGGAACGTGGCAGCAAAAGGATATAGGCGCTCAATTGTAATCGATTTTGATACCACACAAGTTACTGGCGGTACCGCCGAAATAAACCGGCAGTTAAAAGTTCTGGATAGCGAGTTTAAAAAAGCGTCTCAAGAAGCAAACTTGTATGGTACTGGCCTTGATAAGCTGGGCGTGGAGCATGAAAATCTATCCCATAAAATGGAGCTGCAAAAGCAAAGAGTTGACGCAATAAAAGTCAAATATGACGAAGCGTCCAACCGGCTCGAATCTCATCGCAGAACTATGGCCGAAAGCAATGATACCTCGCAGGCGGCGCAAACGCAGCTTAAGAACCTGGAAAAACGCGTTGATAATGTCCGAATTGAATATAATAAAGCCGAAACTGAATTGACTAAGCTGGATAAACAAGTCAAGGACAGTACCGATAATCTTATAAAGCAAGAAAGCGCCTTGGGGCAGACAGCAAACAAGGTTAATGACTTCGCCAAAAAGAGCAAGGATGCAGGAGTTGATTTGGAGGTCCTGACTGAAGGAATGCAAAAAATAGGCGTTGTATTTACGGCTATTGGCGCGGCCTCCTTAAAGGCCTACATGACATTTGATGAATCCATGGCCAAGGTCAGGACTATAGCAGACACAACGCAGGTATCATTTGAAGATTTATCCGAGGGAGCGCTAGACTTAAGCGATAAGTACGGTATAGCGGCGGCAGAGATGGCCGAGGGACTATACGAGACGCTTTCCGCAAGCGTAAGCACTGCTGATGGTCTGGCATTCTTGGAAAACTCCTCGCGACTGGCAATTGCCGGGTTCACCGACACAGCCTCAGCCGTAAACATACTATCATCCTTTACTAACGCTTACGGACTGACATTGGATGAGCAAATTAATTTGACAGATATGCTTATCAAGGCTCAAAAAGAGGGCAAGTTCACCATTGATGAGCTTGGAGGTAGCTTTGGCGATATAGCTGGATTGGCCGCAACCGCAAACGTTCCGATTGATGAGCTATTAGCAACTATAGCGACAACTACATCGCAGGGTGTCGGAGCGAGCCAAGCGATAACAGGTCTAAAAAGTATATTGTCTTCAACCATCAAGGTTACTGATCAAGCAGCCACCGAAGCTGACAATTTAGGCCTAAAATTTAATGTTGCCGCCTTACGCTCAAAAGGATTGGCTGGATTTTTGGACGATGTCAACAGGGCGACTCGCGGCAATGAGGAATCGCTGGCAAATTTATTTGGTCGTGTCGAGGGATTAAATACAGTCTTAATTGCGACAAATTCAGGCGCAGACAAATTTGCCAGCTCGCTTGATGAAATATCCAACAGCGCTGGGACCACAGAGGACGCTATCAAAGCAATGGAATCACCGGGCAGGAGGTTCAGTATAAGTCTTGATACACTTAAAAATGCGGCGATAAAATTAGGGGATACGTTAAGCCCGTTACTGGATATTTTTGCGGGAATCCTTAGCGTTATAAGTTCTATTCCCACGCCTGTTTTAGCCTTTGCTACGGTTTTCGGTGTCCTGCTGGGAGTTGTCGGCACTGCCGCGAAATCGCTGTTAATGCTCAGCGCGGCATTCACTTTGTCCGGCGTATCAGCTACCATAGGAGCGGCTGGGTTAACTAAAATTCTAGTGCCTTTACTTGCCATTGTGGCAGCCATCGCTCTTATCGTTGCGCTCGTACTTACGTTAACGAAGAGTTCCAAGGAGGCTAGCAGCAGCATTAAGGGCTTGGCGGATACGGCGTCAAACGCGGCAAGCAGTGTTTCAAGCAAAGTCCCGTCTGGATATAAATATCAATACGCGTCCGGCGTCAGTAATCATCCCGGAGGGCGCGCCCTTGTCGGCGAAGAGGGACCGGAAGTTGTTGACCTACCGCAAGGGAGCAGAGTATATACCGCAAGACAGTCACGGGCTATGTTGGCGGGTGCAGGCGGTATGTC